ACAATATCCAACGCGAGAATATTCCGGACAAGGAACTTGAATCCTTTTTTGGTCGCGACGTTGCTGAAAAAATGAGGGCGTATGAAGGTGATGCTAGGGGTAACGTTCGCTCGCTTTCCGGTCAGAATCTTGAGGTAGGCGGCGAGGGCATGAAGGCCTACTACGACAAGATGGTGCCAAACCAGTTAAGCAAGCTGGTGAAGAGGCTTGACCCGGAGGCGAAGATTGGGACGCATGAGATACGCACAGGTGATGACACAATTACATCTCGGGGCATTAGCCACGCACAATTTTACACAATGACCCCCGAACAAAGACGTGCTGCAATTGAAGCGTCAGCGCCTCCATCAATATCCGCCCCCTCCCTCACCATCACCCCGAAGATGCGTGAGGCCATCATGAAGGGCCAGACTGACTTTGCCGAAGGCGGCTCTGTCCAGGGCTACGCTGATGGCGGCTCGGCGAGCGGATCGGCCAGCAACTCGCTAGCGGACCTTTATGAGAAGTATTACGGGGAGCCGACCGACTACGCCCAAGGCGGTTCTGTTGATAGCGCCCCAGTTTATGACCCTGCCGTAATTGCAGCGATTGCCGCCAGCATCACCGAGGACAATTATGCCTGAAAAATTGGACGATGACGATCAGGCCGACGGCGAGAAGATTCGGCTGGAGGACGTTGATAACGATGTTGAGGACACGGAGGATGGTGGCGCGATCATCCGCATGAAGAATGCGAAGGATGATAAGGTTCATCTAGACCACTTTGCCAACATTGTTGAAGAGGTTGATCAGTCCCTGTTGAAGGGCGCGGTTACGGACTTGTTGGATAAGATTGAGCGCGACAAAGAGGCGCGTGAGAAGCGTGACAAGCAGTATGAGGAGGGGCTGCGTCGCACTGGTCTAGGCGATGACGCACCTGGCGGCGCGCAGTTTACTGGCGCAAACAAGGTTGTTCATCCCATGCTCGTTGAGGCGTGTGTGGATTTTAGCGCGCGGTTTATGAAGGAAATATTCCCGACGGGAGGTCCGGTTAAGAGCAAGGTGCTTGGGACTCAGGACAGCGATAAGGTTGAGAAGGGCCGACGCAAGGCGGCGTTTATGAATTGGCAGTTGACCGAGCAAATGCCAGAGTTCCGGGGCGAGCTTGAGCAGCTAAGCACGCAGCTCCCGCTTGGCGGCGGCCAGTATCTGAAGCTGATGTGGAACGCCAGGTATGCCCGCCCTGTGGCTGAGTTTATTGCCATTGACGACGTGTATCTGCCGTTTTCGGCCACTAATTTCTACACTGCCGAGCGCAAGACCCATGTGCAGTATATCACTGAGATGGAGTATCAGAGCCGCGTTAAGTCGGGCATGTATCGGGACATTGACGTTGGCTCGCCTGACGACCCGGAGTATAGCGAGAGTTCGCAGGCCAACGATAAGATCGAGGGGCGCAAGGACCTTGGCTACAACGAGGACGGTCTTCGCACCATCTTTGAGATTTACACCAGCCTAGATTTTGGCGATGACGTTGAGCCTTACATTATCAGCGTTGATAAAAGCAGCAGCAAGGCTCTGAGTTTATATCGAAACTGGGAGCCGGACGACGATCGGCGCAGGGAGCTTGATTGGATTGTAGAGTTCCCGTTCGTCCCGTGGCGTGGCGCCTATCCGATTGGCCTTACACATATGATTGGGGGCTTGAGCGGTGCGGCAACAGGGGCGTTGCGCGCTCTGCTGGACTCCGCACACATTCAGAACATCCCGACGTTGTTGAAGCTCAAGGGTGGGCCAAACGGGCAGACGATTAACTTGCAGCCGACCGAGATCATCGAGCTTGAGGGCGGCGCGATGGTTGACGATGTTCGCAAGATTGCCATGCCTATGCCGTTCAACCCTCCAAGCGAAACCTTGTTTCGTTTGCTTGGTTTTCTGATTGAGGCTGGCAAGGGCGTTGTTCAGACGTCGTTTGAGAAGTTGTCTGATACAAACACGGCGCAGCCTGTTGGCACCACGATGGCGCTGATTGAGCAGGGGATGGTTGTATTCAGCAGCATCCATTCTCGTTTGCACAACTCGATGGCGCGGTGCCTAAAGATTCTGCACCGGATTAACTCGGCTTACCTGACGGAAGAGGACATCAAGGCTCAGGAGTCTGGCCTTGATATTAAGCCGGCTGATTTTGATGGACCGCTAGACGTTATTCCGATTAGCGACCCGGCTATTTTCAGCGATACGCAGCGGTTTGCTCAGACGCAGGCGATTTTGCAGCGGGCTAAAGAGCTGCCGCAAATGTATGACGCCAGGAAGGTTGAAGAGCGGTTTCTGCGCGACATGAAGGTGCCGGACGCTGATGTTTTGCAGCCAAAGCCTGGCAGCGAAAACATGGATCCGGTGTCGGAGAATATCGCAGCAACCATGGGGCGGCCGATATACGTTCTGCCGACTCAGGATCACGTAGCGCACATTATGACGCACATGGCGTTTCTCAAGTCGCCAATGTTTGGCAGCAATCCTGTAATTGCTCGGACATACATGTATCCGATTGCCACGCATTTGCGTGATCACTTGCTAAATTACTACCTTGTTGAGGCGCACAACGCTGTTGATCTGGCGCAGAAGGAGAAGCTGATTAAGAACGACGGCAATGAGCAGGCGCGGGTGATCATAAGGGTGCAGGAGTTTATTGAGCAGCAGATGGGTCAGTTTGGCCAAGAGCTGGCGCAGATTGATCAGGCTGCGCAGCAGTTCAAGCCTCAGCCCCAACTGCCGCCCGACAGCAACGTGCAGATTGCTCAGCTTAACGCACAGCTTCAGGGCCAAGCCCTGCAACAGCGTGCGCAGAACGATCAGGCGCGCTTGCAGAACGATCAGACGCGCTTGCAGATTGATCAAGCTAAGGCCTTGCAGGATGCCCAGATTAAGCAAGCCGAAATGGCTGAGAAACAGAAGCAGCTTGAGTTGGACATGGTTAAAGAGCAACTGCGCCAGCAGGGCGACAACCAGCGCACTGAGGCCGATCTTACGGTTCGTGAGCGCATGAACACCGCTGACAATCAAACAGCGTTTGATCTGGCTCAGCTTGAAATTGCGACGGGGGAAAAGTTCGCCGTCTCAACCGGAACGGGCATCAATCCAGGTTCCCGTTAAATAGGAGAGTGTGATGGCTGATAAGCTAACGGCTGAACTCGTGTCTCTTGACAACCCGGAGGTGAAGCAGAAGCACCGCTTGGCTGCGGGCCTGAAGGTTGACGGCCAGAGCCTTCTGAAGGACCCACCATACTCAAAGCCTAATCCGTGAACTTTGAGACGCTGCTTCTGAACCGTCTTAAAACAGCTCAACAAGAGTTTGCTTTTGAGGCGTTAAAACGCCCACAGAACCGCGATGCCTTTGAGTATGGGCATCGCGTGGGCGTTGTAGAGGGCTACGAGGCGGCGATTAATTTGCTTCTTAACTTGGTAAACGAGGATAAATATGGCGAAAGAGATTTATGAGAACGCGTTGGCAGAGGCCTTTCCGGCAGTAGATGCAGGTGTTCGGCCTTTCGGAAGCCGCGTTCTGGTGCAGATTCGAACACCGCGCAAGGTATCAAAAGGGGGAATTATTTTCTCCACGGGCGACCAGGACACTGAAAAGTGGAACACTCAGGTTGCCAAGATTGTTGCGTTGGGTCCGGTTGCGTTCAAGAACAGGACAACCTTGGAGGGATGGCCTGAGGGGGAGTGGTGTTCGATTGGGCAATTTGTTCGTGTTCCCAAGTATGGTGGGGACAGGTGGGAAGTCCCTGTCCCTGGTCCCAAAGGGGTTACGGGCGATGATGTCAGCGCCATGTTTGTTCTGTTCAACGACCTTGACCTTCTTGGCGGGGTGTCTGTTGACCCGCTTTCGGTTAAGGCATTCATCTGAAAGGAGATGAGATATGTCTGACGTGTTGAAAGAAACTGACGACCCCAAAGACGACGATAAAGAGAAGCTGGTAATTATTGACGAGGACCAAGAGTCCGAAGACAATAGGGCCGATGATGAACGGCTTCAGTCTAGTTCTGACGAGAACGATGGCGAGCGTGCAGCAATTCGAGAGCGCCGTCGCCATGAAAAGTTGGAACGCAAAGACCGCCGCGGCAAGGCAATTACGCGGGATAAGGTTGAGCTAGACTTTCTGCGCAAGCGCAACGAGGATCTTGAGCGCCGTGTGTCTGCGCAAGAGCAGCGATCCCATCAAGCTGATCTGAATGGCATTGACGCTCAGATTGCTAAATCCACGCAAGACGTGAGTCTTGCGGAGCGCGTTATTGCAAAGGCAATTGAGTCTGGTAATGGTTCAGACGTCACGCAGGCGATGCGTTACCGAGACCAGGCCATTGCCAGGGCGCAGCAGCTTAATTACGTAAAGCAGAACGCCGAAAACCGTCCAGCGCCGCAACCAACGCTTGACGATGCCACGATGCATTACGCTAGGGAGTTCATCAAGGAGAACCCTTGGTATGATGCTCAGGGGCGTGATGAAGATTCGGCCATTGTGCTTGCAATCGACAGTAGCCTGAACAAGGACGGCTTTAATCC